AAACAGAATCCAGATATAAGAATGAACTTATAACTGAATCCTGTTTCCATTTACACAAAATTTTGGACAGTGTCGATTGGACAATCAAATTATTATCCCAACCTTAATTGCATATAAAAATCTGTTTTACAGGATATACGTTTCTTTGGTTGGGATAATAATGAAGTCGGGATAACTGCTCTTATCCTAACTTTCGGATAAGAGTAATGAGGCCCACCAATAAACGATGCCGTTTTGGTTTTTAAAGTCTTCAAAAGAAAGAATCGCATTGTTGTTTTCTTGTTCCATTTCCATCTATAATTTAAAATTCGGCTCAAAGATAGAATAAAGTATTTGTTATTCCAATATATATATCTATAATTAAGATATATAATTTTATTGGATTTATGTATATAATTTCACGACTATTTTGTAAAAACGGTAATTCCAACAAGTCAAAGAACGCTTCTGTTCGATTATTATTTTTCCAGTCCCTTTCTGCAATGTTCACATAAAAATTTCTTCGCTACCGGGAACATCTTCTGTCCCACATATCCGCTAAGATACTGCGCTTCCTCTCCATAAGGATCAATCCCGAAAGCCTTGGAGATATGCCGGCACAAATGACCTTTTTCGTGGTCCCACGAATTTTGAAACTCTTCGGGAGTGGAGGTTAGTGAGATAACCATTACTGTTTCTCTTCTCCTGTAGTCCGAATAGGTTAGACCGGTATTCATTCTGCCTTCGGTCAGATTGCGATACGCACGCTTGAGGGAATCCCCCCTGCATCCTATACGGTACAGGTCCATAATGATCCGATCCGCCCAATAGGTGTGTACCGCATAATACACTTTGACGTGCCAGTCCCCATATTTTGGTATGTAGAACTCCTGAACAATCATATCACATCCGACCAGATTACAGGAATCCCTTTACCTATACAGGTGGCAAAGAACTCGTCAAACGCCCTGCAAGGATCGCCATCAATATCATCAAGGTAGCATTTTATATGCTTGCACAAATGTGCCTCGTCAACCAATGATTTTTTATAGAAATCCGCTTTCAGCATGTTTGCGACATAAGCAACGTCATAACCCTTGTCGTGCTCGATGGTAATTCCGTTCGCTTTCAGCATATCGTCCACTTCATCTTTGCTCCACGGCTCCAACTTTTTTTCTTTACCCGTGGTTTCGTCTTTCACTTTCATTTTTGAGACGGCCCATTCATAAAGTTTCTTGCTGAAATGAAAGCCGTATGCTTCCAGATATTCCCTCATGCCAGATGGGAATCTGCTGTATGTATCCAATCTCTGTTCCATAACCTTTGTTTAAAAAGAGGGGCATTCCACCCCTCCACCATTAATAAAACTCACCGTTGGCGCGTCTGCGTCTGCGTTCTCCCATGTCATCCATGCGGGGATATTCAGGGAAATAGCCGGGATACCTGCGTTCTCCCATACCTGATCCTGAATAATTTCTTCCGCCATCACGGAAGCCCATGTCTCCATGAATCTCTCTCATGGCCTTTTCGTAACCGTGGCGGCAGCCTTCCTTGTAGGCTTCTTCCACCTCGTCACCTCTCATACCGAAGCCGCGTCCGTAATCGTCACGCCCTTCTTCTAATATTTCCCACATTCCCATAATCATTTCTTTGTTTTGGATGTTTCAACCACTCCGAGCTGTTCCATAAGCCGTTTGTTCAATTCCATAAGGTCAGACATGTTCTTGCTCATTTCCGCCATTTGCCCTTTCAGAGAGGATATTTCCTGCTCCTGACGTTGTTTCTCGGCAAATTCAGGGTTCAAGAGCGTAAGCATCTTGTCACACCCTGCAATGACGGAATTGTGAAAATCCATGCTGTTGATGATGTCTATGCTTTTCTGTTTCATAGAAGCGACCTCGTTATTCATCGCATCACGTGAGCATGACACTACGATATTGCCGTTCTGTCCGAAGTCGGCTATATCCATGCCGGCAGGAAGATTTTGGAAAGTCGTGTTCTGCCCGTTGATACAGACAACAACATCCACAACCATTTCCATTTGGGGCAACTGTCCCATAGGGGATGCCATAGGATATTTCGGCTTGGGAGCGGAAACGCTGACTACCGGGCCGTATTCGATAAACGGGTTAGCATCCTTATGAAGTATATATAACTGGTTATTGGTACGAAGTGATTGAAACATATTGGTTTGATTTTAAAGGAGTGTGGCTATTCCCATTTGGGAAACCACCACAAAACTCCATGTTAATTATTACTTGCTCCGTAAAGAAGCGGTCTCTGCTGTAGAAGCCGGCGCCGTTGTCGGTCTGTATCCTCCATTAACAAGATACAATTCATTGGTATACTTGTTGTAGTGAATCTCATAGATACCGGTTCCAGCAAGGTTGGCAACCGTAATAGGCTCGTTGTTGTAAGCTAACAACGGTCTTGTATCCCCATTGGTCCCTATCAATATAGGCAGCGTGGCAGTCGTGCCGGCAGGGATCGCCTGACGAAGATTGACATAGAACCCTCCGACATAATCCCTGTTGCGGAACGCATGGTTAGGAAGCTCCAAAGTCACATTCTCAGTACCGACTGTTACAGCCACCGTAGGAAGAGTGTTGTAATTCACTCTGCCAAGGGAGGGAAACGGGAACGGAAATCCTGTAAAAAAGTTAGGCCACATATCTACCTCCTTTCTCACCGGATTAACCCCAGTAGTTATTGCAACCGCATCCGTAACCACCACGGCCATATACAGCATCACCTGCATAAGCACCGTATGCTGCGGCACGATATGTATCCACGTTCACACCTACAATATTAGGGTATTGTACCGGGACAGTGTTAGGTAATTTACATTTTATACCATCAACATCGCTCTGCAATGCCTGCAATCCGGCTGCTAAAGGAGCGATCTGTTGTCCTACCGCACTCAGGATAGTGGCGTTCTGGTTACGCTGAGAGATTTCGGCTGTCAAAGTAGCCTTTTCCGCAGTAAGAGATGCGATCTTGTCCTGCAATGCCTGATTCTGAATAGCGTCAAGTTTGGCAAGGATGGCATTCGTGTTGGCTGTCGCACCATCACGCAATGACAATGTGTTCTGGTTAGCAGTGTTGACTAATGTGTTAGTCTGGTTGCACATCGCAAGCTGGTTCTCGTATCCCTGTGTGGTTACAAGCTGTTTCATGTCGCAGCAACAGCTACAGATCTGAGATGTCAGAGCGTTGTTACCTTGCATGATCGCAGTGAGGATACTGTTGGTGTTCTGGCCCATTTGGTTGCCGAGACCGCAGATAGCCTGTGATACAGAGTTAATACCGGCAAGGATTTGGTCTGATGATGTGTTCACAGCTTGTGCTAATGCTGTAATGTCGACACCGTTTCGGTTAAGTGTCTGCATGATCATTTCTCTTCCTTCGTTCGCTCCTTGGTTGTTGTTGCCACCAAATCCGAAGTTCCCGTTACCGAAGATGGCTGCAATCACAATCAATGCGATGATGTCCTGAAAACCGCCATTGTTTCCGAAGAAACCTCCGTTTCCGTTTCCTCCCATCAGCCCCATCAGATAGCCAGTGTCAATTCCACGGTTCTGCAAGGACGGAAGAATGGACGCAAGCAGGCCATTGTTTGCGCCGGTTCCACCGTCTTGGTTAAAAACATAAGTTCGTTCCATAAGTATTTGTATTTTGTATCCGGTCAAAATCGACCGTGCACAAAAGTATATAGATCATAACTCATGGAAAATCAGTTGTTTCCCAACAAATTCTTTATATCGTCCCAATATATTCTCATCATTTTCCCACTCTCCATCCTCTCATGGAAATTGGATATCATGTAGTTGACAGCACGTTTAGTCTTATGGATATGAGCGGCTATTTGTGAAGGGTACATACCGCTTTCGAAAAGAAAAAATACAAGAAGATACCGGGCATCCACTGTCTCCATATTCTTATCAGACGATAATATTTGGTCTACAGACACTTCTGTTTCTTTTGAAACAATATTAATTATTTTGGCAAAGATTTCTGACTTGCACATGTTTTTTCTAATTTTTTATTCTTATCTTTGCCATGCCACATAAAACAAGATATATCGATGAACAAAGCATAAGACATTTTGTTGAAGATATTTAGCCTCCAACGTGCAGTGTCTTATGCTTTTATCATGTTTTTATGTGGCAATATTAATATGAGCGTTGGGGGCTTTTTTTTGATTCTAAGCCCCTGAAAGAATTACTTTTGTTAAATGAGTTTTTCTATTATGTGCCACGCTTCTACCTGTGGCATTCTGGTTACTATTTCATCTTGCACCTCCTTTCTGTTGATTACCATATTCTATAACTTATTCCTGCGACAACCGCAGGAGAAAAACCATCCTTACCAAATCCATAACCGGCAGTTATCCCCAGTCCCCATCTTCTAGGTTTTATCTTAACCGTGTGATAGATGTCATTCGTTACTGTCAGTGTTTTGGAGCAAACATAGATACTATCTAGGTTAGGTCTGTAACCACTCACATAAGCGATGTAATCACTATCTCTGTATATCTTCTGCTCAACAGGAAGAATAGTGTCTCCTACATGGATTGTATCACCATCATGCCAGCACAGTACAGGGGAAGGAAGATAATACTTTACCGTATCTCTCTTTACAATAATACTTGTGCTGAATACCGTATCTACTCTTGCCTCTATAACTGCTTCGGGGGATGGCTTTACAAACCATCCTAAACCGAAAGCGAGTACAATTATTAATATATAAGGAAGCCATTTCATATTATTGTATTTAAATAAGTACCAATAGCAATGCTATCGCTACTGCAATCCATATATAGATCCTTTGTCTCATAACTTAAATTCTTTACATAAAAAAATGGCAACCCCTAAGAAATGATGGGATTGCCATTGAGAAAGTTCAAGCTCTTGGAAGCGTTGGAACTTATAAGTTTATTGCTAATAATTCTTCACCTAAATCATGCAAAGCGTTTTCCAATTTCAAAGCTTGTTCCGGTCTTGGAGTTCTATTACCAGAAGCATAATGCCATAGCTGTTTTTGATTTATTCCCGTAATTCTCTCCAATCCGGATTTTGTAAAAACATGGGAATAAAAATCCAGAACTGATTTCACATCCATTTTGAATGTTAAAGAGTAATCACCTTCCAATTCTTCCGGAATTTCGCCACCAAATTCCTTGCATTCATCTTTTAGCGCGTCGATAGCACTAATAATGTTTCTTTTAATCTCTTTTACACTTTGTCCTGTCACCACAACACCATCAACGCCTTCTATATAAGCAGAATAGTTATTTTCTGTGCGTTCGATGATTACAGTTAAAGTTTTCATATCTCTTATTTTTTAAGGGTTATTTTATCATTCCCAATCCAATAAAAGGATGCAGGGTTAAATTACCCTGCCCCTTAATGGACGTTCAATAATTCTTCAAGTCCTCATCCGTTATTCCGGCTTGCCGAAATATTGATTTCAATGTTCCGATAGCAAGATCATCATTGGGATTCCCAGGAACGGGGATAGGACGAGCCTCACCCTCTTTTCTATAAATCCAATGGTCCCCTCTTGTCCGAACATGTATCCATCCATTCGCTTCCAAGATAGTCATTACAACTTTTACTTTTAAAACTTTCATTTCTAAAAAAATTAGTTTCACTGAAACAACTATTGTTAGTTGCATGGATTAACGCCACAAAGATAACTATTATTCTACTATTACACAAGTAAAATGATAACTTTTTTTCTACTACAATCCCATCATGTCAAAGAACGCCTTATTGTTTTATGTTATTCCTCAAATTTTATATCATTTATACGGTTCATCCAACCACGTTTGAACTTGTTGTTTGCTGGGCGTTTCCGGCATATATCCTCGATGAAATCAAACCGTGCAATCTTGATCTGGTCAAACAATTCACGGGGATTACGGGAATTTACTGCGGCGAGTGTCTTAGGCCCGACAATGCCATCAGGAATCACACCAACCAAATCCTGCGGTACTTTAATACCATGTACCCCAGAAGCCCATACAAAATCGCATACTATCTCTGCTATACTTTGGCTTCTTATTTCATCCGCATTCCATCTATCCCAATACAACATCTTCAAGATACTTTTCCAATCGTTATATGACAAATCCATCAACCTTCCGGTCGTAGGTTTTGGATAACCTTTTCTACGACAATATTCCTCATAGGTAGCCATTGTCACACCTACCATAGTTTGTCCTCCTAAATCATCGGGATCATCAGCCCATCCTGTTTTTCTTGCTCTTTGAAAAAGAGACTCATTGGTTTCATTGCTTTTCTTACTTATACCAGCTTCCCATTTTATAAGAAATGGTATGAAATGTTCAATATTAGCCATTTTTCTTTTCCTCCTTATCTTTAAATTATAAAATTACTATTATTTTTGTCGCAAAAAATATGGACTTATCAGAACTTATTAGAAGCTATACTCCTGAACAGAAAAATGTGTTCAGTGCTTTTCTCATCCAACTACCATTAATATTTACTATAATGTATTTATACATACCTGCTTTTAAATCCTTAGAGCTTTATTTGCAAGTAATTTTTGCCATATCTGCGTCTACATTATCTATTTATTATTCTTTTTGTTTGTTATGTTTATGCTCCGTTTGTTCCCGATACAGGTTTAATATGGAAATACCTATACTTATTATGCCAACATTGACAGCTGCATTTCTTTTACTGCGTTCGCCAGAAAGCTATTTAAACGGGCATGAATATGTATTAAGAATAGCGCTTAAATGCACGTCATATTTCTATGGATTCATCGGAATTACAGGATTCTTTTACCGAAAATGCGTAGATTATGGCATAAAGTGCAAAAGGCGCAATAAAAATAAAATCAATTAAACTCATTTCTTATCCTCCTTTTTATTTTCGTTGTCAAATAGTATCTGAGCCATGATCTTGGCAATATCATCCTTGTTCTCAATAATCACACTCATTGTCTTCTCTGCCTTGCGCAACTCCGCTTTTTCCCACGATTTTTCGCGTACCGATTTAAACTCACAGAAAATACAGTAACCCGTCCAGATCATAGAAAAAACAGGGAAGGGGATAACAACACAGCATAACAGGTCAATGAAGCACAATTCTATGAACGGGGTGAAATACTTCTTCGCTTTGACGGCTGTTTTCTTATACCCCGTGGATGTTCTTGCCTCCCCCCGTTGCTTGGCTTTCATAACTCCCGTAATAAGGTCCACTAACATCGCCCCCATTGTAGCCGCAATACACAAGGCTATAAGCACAATGTGTATCATCATGTGCTCATTTATAAAATTGTAGATTACATCTCTCATTGAAAGTAAGTTTTATATAATAGATTTTACATAGCTTGTAAATCCATATTTTTTTATTATATGTGACACATCCTCATTTGTAAGATTATAAAACTCACCTTTTATTTTTTTATCTGCAAATTTGAGATGAAGTTCTTTTTCTATGTTTTTATCAAGAACAGCCAATATAGATAGATATGGATTCCCACAAGATAATGTCTGAATACGAACGGATATATCTGAAGAAGAACCTATTTTTACAAGACCTGTATTCTTGTCTTTCATAAGATATGTACTTCTATTTTTACAATTTTTTGGAGGATTACTTAATACTTCTGCCATAGTTTTAAGTATCGCATAATGCAACATCTTACGATCTCCGAATAAATAACTATTTACAACTACAGCTTTGTCAAAATTACCAAGGAGCGCATATTCTATTAATGAATCAGCTAATTCAAGTTGCGTTAATACGCTACCGTCAGCACAAATTATACATTTTGTGTAACAATCTTCATACAACTTTATACAATCTCCTAAATCAGGATACATTGTTTCAATAAAATCCTTTAGGCTATTGGTTAAAACTTGGTCATTCCGACCTTTAAAAACTAAATCTGTCATATTACCTAATTTTATGTTACTTCGAATTACCATCAATTACACGTTTTGGATTACCCGATTTTCAACTAACCTTTGTTTTGTATGACAAAAAAAAGAGCCAGCCACGGAAACTAATCCGCAACAAGCTCTTGGCTTTATACAATATGGATATGTCCTTTCGTCATAAATATAAGTGGCGTGCATCTTCACACGCTCCCCACAAAGATAAATATTGTTTCCCTTATTACAAAAAAAATAACCGGCAATTAACGTCGGTTATCATGATAGTATCTTATAGCCTCATTGACATATAATGATACTGATTGCTCCTTATCCAAGATAGCAGCTACATCCTCCTCTATCGTGACAAATATTTTTCTTACACCTCTAACCTTGGGACGTCTTGGCACACCATTGCTGTCCAATATCCTGTATATTGTCTGCTCAGACCGTACCCCTGTTTCTCTTATTATCTCCTTGATCGCTATCCCGTCCTTATATAAGGACAATACCCTAGACTCTTGATCTAGGGTAATAGATCGTCTTCTTGCCATAATTAATATGTTTTATAACATTAATAATTTGTTGCTCGTTATTTCAAAAAGTTGCACCTTTGCATCGAACATCAACGATGTTAGTCGCACTTCGGTGCGTGGATTGAAACGACATTAAAAATGTCATTGTGGTTTAAACCACATTTTAATATTTAGGGCAGCGAAGAAATTCGTCGCCCTAACTTTTTATTTATAAAATCTCTATTTGGGTATAGTATGCATTCATCTTCCCAAAGAATGATTCTATTTTTGCTCTCTGATAAGAAGACATTTTGTTATAAATGACATTTTTGTCATCTTCTCTTAAGTAGTATTCCTTTTCACCGTCAGTAAGATTGATAACTATATTAATTGCTCTACCACTGTATGAATCTGTAAATTGAATTTTTGTCTTCATAGTCTTACGCCGCTTATCCGTTGCCGCCGGTTCTATTATTACTTGTTGTTTTTAAGGCTACCGGATTAGAACTCAACAAATATCAATGTTTCCATGGAATCTGATTCTTTCACCCACATGTGATTGTTTTCAAAACCATAGTCAAAGAACAGCTTAAAGTAAGGATATTGTACCATTAAAGAGTTCATGCAACCTCTTAATTCATCTTCTGACATGCAAGAAGCTATCTCATTGATTATTTGAACGAAAAGGTGTAAAACTTCTGGTTCACAATTTATCAGTGGATTTTCTACTATCGCTTTCATAATCTTCTATTGTTTTTTAATTATTCATTGTTTTATTATCACAATGCAAATATACTATATTGTGATGTAATAGCAAAATAAATCACAATATATTTTCTTGTATTGTGTAATATTTAACATTTAGATAAAAAAAGAACAGCCGCCAGCAAAAAGCACAGCAGCCGTTCAATCCACGTCCTACTCTCTATCCCATACAATAGATAAATATTCTAGAACCATTCCGCATCCGGATGTACTTCAACGGACAGATAGTTCATTATTCTGATGATTAGGTCTCGTATCATAAATATATGTTTTGAGTGTAATTGATAACTTTCTGAGTTACTCTATTCCGCCAAAACAATTCCCTCAACCGATATGGTCACATTCTCCATTATATTCCTCACTGTATAAATATCAAGTCCGGGAGCTGACAAAGTGCTGTCTCTGGCAACAGAATCTCCATTAGCCTTTACACTGGCCGAGCTACCATCATATCCCTCCTGTATGGTCAGCTTTACACTAAACTCCCCACCTTCAGAAACGGGAGACACGCTGTTATTATATGCTTCAAGCTGATAGCCGTTTCCCTGCTGCATTGTAACAGTATATGTACGTGTGGAAGCCGCCATAGCCTCAATGTCTGCGACAGGAGTCATTTCCATCATTCGGGCAATTATTTCACGGGCGATCCTTTCATAGTAAGGTATGCCTCCGTGTGTCGGGTCAATGATGGTATTATCAGTATAATGGCTGTAAAACCAAGTCTTGTTCATATCATTGATACCGGTCTGCAATTTGGATTCAACGTATTTGATCCCCCACAGATTCAGAACCTTGATCATGTCAGCGGAAATATTGTTTACCGCGGTAGAAGTTTCACACACGTGAGGAGGTAAGACAAACAGGATATTGATGTTACGTGCGACAAGCACCTGATTAATTCCGGTGTAATCCACCTCATTATAGTATCCTTTCACTTTCATATATCTGTAGTATAATTTGGACAGGAGCACATTGATCGCTCCGCAAAGTGTGTTTGTATCATGGTTCGATATGGAAATATCTCCTAATGTGTAGCTGCCTCTGTCGTTGGTCCCTCCTGCGACATTTATCAAAACCGCATCTTCTGCGAGGGCATTGATACGGATATCCTGCCAGAAAGCATTACCATTTGAACCACTGATACGCGTTCCTCCGATTCCGTGCCATTGTGACATTGTACCTAACATCCGGTCTATAAAAAACTGGTATCCGGGATTCTGAGAGATGCTGTCCCCCAATGTATCAGTAATCTTGCCGGTCCACCATGTTCTGACATCCCAGTTATGGACTATCTGGTAAAGATACAGATAGTCGGTCGGCACAGCCTGCTTCACATGACTGATATACGGTGTCCTGTCTCCACCTCCGCCCAGTTTTACCATCAAATCACCTGTCTTGTTATTAATGTGGAACTCAAACCGTATCTTAGAGGTTCCTTTACGGGCTGCGAACATAAGATAAGGGGAACTACCACCTTGTGTGTTCAGTTCCCGTTTCGGAATATATGTACCATCATCTGTATAACAATATATATGTCCTGATGTAACACCCTGAACGGAAATGACTCCTTCTGATGGACAGTCTATAAAATCCGTGATACGGTATGAGGGATTGGATACAACCGCACCGGTTGACGCGTCAAGATACGCATTGGTCAGATTGCCGTTAAACAGGTTGTATGTTTTTGTTTCAGCGAGCGACAGGCTCTCACCCATCTTCTCCCACTGTGCATTCTTTCTGCCATAAATACGATCATCCACTGGCGCTTCTTCCACCGCATTGATTTCTTTCAGCAGATCGGGATTTTTAATCCAATACTCCGCAGAATTGGAAGGGGAGTCGTTGGTCACAACCAAAGAGGACACATTACTGGTTATAATCATGTTGACCTCTTCCATGTCTGCTATATCCGCATAATCCGCAATCTGGAAATAGGATGCCGGAAGTCCCATGCCCGTCTGCGTCTTGAACGAACCGGTGGTTATTATAGCACCCTTATAATCCAGAATAAAAAATGTCACGCTATAGTATTGATTTGCCCAAATTTTATCGGTATTCTTTACTTTAAATATCGGATAAATGGCCCATCCATCAGAATTCTGCATATAGCCGGTAGCGCCTTTTATAAACCGCACATTCAGTAGTGCGTTTTCCATATCAAGCATGGAATTTCCTCTCACTCTATAATCACTCAGAACATTGACCGGAAGATCGTACTCCTTGTTCCAGTAATTGACAAGGTTCTCAAGAAATATTTTACCACCATTCTTGGCAAAACACATTGAAACCTTGTTATACACGAGTTTGGTATTCAGAGTGAATGAGTACGTTCCAATGTTTGTATTATAACTGAAGCCTCCTGTATCATCATCTATATATGCCAACGCCGTAGGGGTGTTACCCATATTCTTCAAAATATCCTTGAATAGAATAAACGCCGGACTATCCTCCCTGCTGATCTCAATACAAAGATAATCGCTGTCATTTACATATTTTTTTGTTCCGGCAATAATCTTGACGTTATCTCTTATCACAATCTTGTCGTACAACGTTGTGGAATTATCAACAAGTTTCATCACATAATTAGAAAGGGAGTCATTTGGAGCTAATTCAGCTAGTTCCGTAGTCAGGCTCTTGCGTGTCTTGGGGTTAACCACCGCATCGGTTGTGGTAGCCGGGTAAATGGTTTGGCTACCTTTGGTCAGCTTATATATTTTTGCCATAATAAATCTCCTATATTTCTAGATTAGTAACTGTTTCTTCTTCCTCTTCCGGTGGCAGAGGAGGTACAAAATCACTCAGCACATCTTCATATTCATTATCCGACAATGGGAACGCCTGAATTGTATTATATGCGGCATAATCGGGATAAGATGTTATTTCCACCGTGCTTTCATCGGTTTTCCCGGTAGTCAGTACGATTCCTGTATCTTCAACGGAAACAAGGTTGCAGATACCATCCTGAAAGTCGGAATCGGATATGAAGTATTCACGTTTTACCTTCAGCATACCGGGAGAAAAACAGGGGTTGTCAAAAGCGACAAGCAGGTTGCCATCTTCCATACGGCTGCAACCGGCATACTCATGCCCGTCAAAGGAGGCTACGAACTTTCCCTTGAACGGATTGAAGTAAGTGAACCGGAAAGGAGTATTCACATCCCCGTTCAAGTTCTTCTCTATGATTTTAAAATCGGACTGATAATTGATTCTCATAACTATAATATTGATGTTACATCGTCTATC